GTAGAACTGATTATAAAACAAATCCAAATCATACTGCTTTAAGTATGGAGTATTATGAAAAAGCATTATCTGAATTTGATGATTCATCTGAGGTAATTATTTTTTCAGATGAACCACAGTGGTGTATGGAACAAAAATTATTTGAGTCTGATAGATTTATGATTTCTGAAACTGGAAATAATTATATGGATATGTGTTTGATGACTTTATGCTCTGGACACATCATTGCCAACTCATCTTTCTCATGGTGGGGCGCATGGTTATCAAGTAGTCAAAAAGTAGTTGCTCCTTCTGGTTGGTTCAAGGGTTCAAATAATGAACACCTAGATACTAAAGATATTATTCCCGAATCCTGGAATGTAATTTAATGAAAGTCGCTATTGTTTTTATTGGAACAAGCAAGTACATTAATTTTCTTCCAAAGTTTTATGAAAATATTGAAAAATATTTTCTTCCCAATTCACAAAAAACTTTTTTAGTATTTACTGATGGTAAACTTGAAGAACCCCCAGAAAATATCATACCCTATTATCAAAAACATCTTGAGTGGCCATATATTACACTCACTCGTTTTGAGATCATTAACAAGGCAAGAGATGAGATTAGTAAAAATGATCTCTTGGTTTTCCTTGATGCTGATACTCTCGTTGTGGATGAAGTTTTAGAGGAAGATTTTATTTCAGACAAACCTTTTTTTGGAGTATGGCATCCTTGTCATAACCTAGGAATGCCTCCACATAATAAACTTCCTGGGGCATTTGAAACGAATCCATTATCACTTGCATGTGTGGATACTGAAAAGGAACTTCCTACAGTTTATTATCAGGGATGTTTGTGGGGTGGTAAAGTTCCAGAGGTTCTAGAAATGATTGATGAACTTCAAGATAGAACCAATAAGGATTTAAAAAATAATGTCATTGCAGTTTGGCATGATGAGAGTCATCTAAACAAATACTTCATTGAAAATAAAGATAAGGTAAATACTTTACCTCCAGAATATGCATATCCAGAAGTGTTTGCTGGGTATTGTGATTTTGAACCAAAAATTGTTCATCTCGCAAAAGATAATTCTAAGTATCACGCTTAACTATGGATAAAAATAAATCACAATATAAACTAAACGGATTTTTTCCAGTATATTATATCAATCTTGATGGGCAACCAGAAAGAAAAGAATACATGGAAGAACAATTTAAAACCTGGGGTGTGGAGAATTATACTCGCATCTCTGCCTATGATGGTCGTCATGATGATCTGAGTGATATTATTCATGGTAAGTATCCTGATGGGATGAGTTCTGGAGAGATTGGGTGTGTGACTTCTCACCTAAAAGCAATCAAGCATTGGGTTGACACAAGTGACACACCTTATGCTATAATATGTGAGGATGACCTGAGTATGGAACCAGTTAAATACTGGGGATTTACTTGGAGTCAATTCATTGCAAATTTACCTTATGCTTGGGATGTAGTTCAATTAGCAATTATCAATCCTGGTCAAATACACATGACCATTCATAATCGATTTGTAAATGATTTTTCTACAGCGTGTTATATTATCACTCGGCATCATGCCACTAAGTTAATTAAACATCATATTAGAAATTCAAAATACAAACTCGATAATGGTGTATCTCCTAGAGCAGTTGCTGATGATTTAATTTACAATTCAGGATTAACATTTTCTATTCCACTTATGCATTATAAAATTGAACTTGGATCAACTATTCATCCAGAACATATTGAAGTTTTTCATCGGAATAGTCATGATGGTATCTTAAATTTCTGGGTAAATGAATCTAATAAATTGGAGGATCCACTTGCCTTGCTTCAATACAATCCTTACCTAGGAAAAATGCCACCAGGCACTTCCTGAATTGTTTTGATAATCACAAAAGGAGGGCTTGACGTTCTCCCCTTTTTCATATATAATGTGTAAAGTTTCATTACAAACTACTTATGACTGTAACGACTAATGATCGTGGGCAACAAAATATGTTTGCGAAAGAACCACAAATGTATGTTTCTCAAAGTGATGCAGAGCGTTATGCACTAGAGACTTATGCAGAACGTGCAGAACGTGCCAATGGACATTGGGCTATGCTTGGCATCATTGCTGGATTTGTTTCTTATGCAATCACTGGCAACTTCTTCTTCGGAAACTTCTAACTAACTATTAACATCGGAGTAAAACTATGAAATTCGGATTCACACCTGAGGCAGAACTCCTCAATTCACGTCTAGCAATGCTTGGATTTGTGATTGCGGTCGGTACATACATTACTACGGGGCAAATTATTCCAGGCATCTTCTAAATGGATACTCAAAATTTTTTGAGTATCTTTCTTGGTTTTTTTGTCGCAACTATTGTATTAACTATTATAAAAAGATAAAAAAAAATCTTAAATACCTGGAAAAATTTTTCTGGTATTTTTTTTGTGTACGGGTTTTTCATAAATACTTTCAGTGTTTGGTAATATAAAATGACCCTAGATCTTCATAATTTTTTTAAGTTTTATGATGAGAAGAATTCAAACCACGTAGCAGCAGTTCAATGGTTAGAGGATAACCTACCTGCTGAATATTTGGATGATGCCGAAGGAGATTGGGTTGGTATCTTCAGAACCAAACCACCACAACCAGCAGTCTTAGCAGTTCCTTATTTCAATCAAGTAGATAACTATAGAGACGCACAAAGAACTTGTAACAGTTCTTCCTGTGCGATGTGCCTAGCATTTCTAAAACCAGGTGTTATCAAAGGTGATGACGAGTATGTTAAGAAAGTATTTGCCATTGGTGATACAACGGATCATACCGTCCAAACAAAAGTTCTGGCGGGTTACGGTGTGGATTCACACTTTAGTTACAATCTTTCTTTCGCTGACATTGATAAAAGTCTTGCTGCTGGGAAACCTGTTGTTATTGGTATCCTTCATAGGGGTTCTTTATCTGCACCTACTGGTGGGCATATGTGTGTTGTAATCGGTACGACACCAGACGGTAAAGGATATTATGTCAACGATCCTTATGGTTCGTTGAATGATAGTTATACTGGTCCTGTAACAAATGGTAAGAAGACCGTTTATACCAAAGCAGTTCTTAAGCATCGCTGGTGTCCAGGAGGTAAGGATGGATGGGGCAGAATCTTCGATTAATTTTAAAAGAAAGATTCTACAAAAAGTAAAGGATCTTACGAATCATGGGAAGCACAAAGAGGCTTCCGAATTATTTAAAATTTATTTTCCAGATATTACAGGAGGTCCAGATGGCAAGAATTGATCTACATAACTTCTTTCAATTCTATGATGAGAAGAACCCTAACCACGTCAAAGGAATTCAGTGGTTAGAAGATAATCTACCAGTTAAGTATCTTGAAGATAACGCTGATTGGGCGGAGATTTACAGAGGAAAAAAGGGAAGTGCGGTAACTGCGGTTGCCGCTAGTCCTACTGCCCCTGTAACGGGTGGTGATGATATGCCTATGATGGGTCTCAAACTTATCAAAGAGTTTGAAGGATGCCATCTCAAAGCATACCCAGATCCACTATCAGGTGGACTTCCAATCACCATAGGTTGGGGAACTACCCGTAAGAAGGATGGATCACCATTTAATATGGGTGATACCATTACTCAACAGGAGGCAGATGAGTTATTGATTACTCAATGCAAGAATCAGTTTCTTCCATCACTTCGTAAAATTCCACATTGGAGTGAAATGTCCGATGGTAAAAGAGGTGCCCTACTTTCTTTTGCCTATAATCTTGGCGCTGGTTTTTATGGTGGTGATAACTTCAACACTATCACACGCACACTGAAGAATAAAGAATGGGACAAAGTTCCAGATGCGCTTTACTTATACAGAAATCCTGGATCTAATGTAGAAGCAGGTCTTGCTCGTAGAAGAAAAGCAGAAGGTGAATCTTGGAAAAAAGGTTAACCACAATCACAAACTACAATGATTAACAAGAAAAACGAAAATGCTATGGGACAACTAATTCGTATATGTATTTTGGGTTGGTCTGCTGCTCTTCTAACAGCAAGTTATGCTGGGACTCTATCTAAGATGGACCCCACATTCATTGCAACTGTCTTCACTGCATCTGCTGCTACCTTTGGTATCAACACTATGAAGAAAAGTGGAGATGAAGATGATGAAAAGAAAGAAGAATCTAAGAGGGAGGAGTTTGTAGAAGCACCTCCAGAACCACCAGTAGAAGAAGCACCAATAACTCTTGAAGAAAGAGTTGAATCTTTGGAAACCAAAGTAGATAGTGGTGAAGGATTTGTTCAACCTCGCACAGGAGCATAATGGCAAAATCATCAAACAAAGGTAAGAAAGGTTCTGCTGGTAGTAAGCAAAATCAAGGAAATGCTACATCAAAGAAAGCAAAGAATGGTGGAAAGAAAAAATGAGGTATTATGCCAAGAGAGTTCAATACTCCCGACAGGGAAAGATGGACTGCTCCCATCCACCAAATACTTAAAGCAATAGATAATCACACCCGTCTTTATATTGAGACGGGTGATTTTTGGCATGAAGAGCAGGCACAGATACTTAGGACATACGTCAAAGATTTAAAAGTTTGGATACATAAACAAGAAGGATGGACTAAATGACTGACCCAGTATGGAGTGTGATATTACTATTAGGTTTGGGATTACTATTCGCAGTATACATAATATACGATATTTTACGTTTAGCATACTTGGAGATGAAAGATGAAACAACTGGCAATCATTCTATCAACGACAAGTCTTCTCATTAGTGGAGGGCTATGTTACGGTGCATATATCACTTATCAAAAAGCACAAAAGATTCTAGACAACCCAGAAGAATTTGTGGGTGCTGTTGTAGAGAAGCAAGTACAGAAAGCATTTGAGAAACTACCTATTCCCAAGATAAATACTGGGAAGTTTAAGTTGCCATTCTAATGGATAAAGACCCATACATTTATAGAATTAAAGAAATTTATAAAGTAGTTGATGGCGACACTATTGATGCTGATATTGACCTTGGTTTTGATATCTCCCTTACTAAGCGAATTCGTTTTGCTGGTATCGATACCCCAGAGAGCAGAACAACTAATGTCAAAGAGAAAGCGTTGGGTCTTGAGTCTAAAGAATGGCTCAAGAAAGCTCTTGAGGGCGCTAAGGATATTCTAATTAAAACTGAAAAACCAGATAGCACAGAGAAGTATGGTCGTATCATCGGTCATCTGTTTATCAACGGTCAGGATACCTCATTGAATAACCAGATGATTGCTGAGGGATATGCTCTTGCATACGATGGTGGCACAAAAGATATGGATTTGGAATTGTTATTGTCAAGAAGAAAGAAGTGATTTACTTCAATATTGTTAGATTTTTCCTTATTGTTTGGAGTGCTCTAATGATATCTGCGGTGGAATCAGTTGCTATTCGGACAGAAGGTCAGGTAGAACTTGATAATTCTAATAGAGATGCTTATGCCAAAGTTCTTGTGCTTGCTGTTGGATCTTTTCTTGGTGATGCTGCTTTTAAATTGAAAAACAAAAAGTAATTATTTGTCGTGTTATGAATATTTGTTGAAACAAACACCTTGACAAAAGTATCATAACGATACTAAAATAAATATCAATTACTATCTCTCAATTTACAAATATGAGTGAAAAAGTATTAGGACTTCCTAGTAAACTTTGCCCCAAGTGTGGGGCTTGTTGGATTGGAGGTCAGCACTACTGGTCTGGCACAGGAAACCAAGGCAATGAATTAGATCTTGCTGGTTTGGTGTGTAATAATGTAGAAACAAATGAATGTATCAATCCTATGCGAGGCGAAATAGGAGGCGACACCTGGGCGAAGAGATTAGCAAAACTGGAGGACTTTTACGTAGAACTGTCAAAACAAAATAGAGAGAGAGAATAAAGATTCATTCTTTATTATAAAACTCTTTATACTGCTTGAGTTTCTCTGCCTTCTTTTCTTTTGCCAATAGTTTAGTAACCTTCTTAAGATTATCTTCTTTCTGGAAGGCAAAGAATATCTGTAATTCATACGGGGTAAGGTCTTTATTCAAGAGTTTCTTACCTCTTACAAATAATTGATTGACGATAGGTTTCATTTTACCTACCATCCATTCCACCATAGATTTGCCAATAAGAGCCGCAGCAACACTAGCAGTAGCAGTGGTGCCAGCAAGAATAACCTGTTCTCTTGGAGGTATTGGAACTTGCCCGATGAATGGTACTTCAATTACAGGAACTCCAAGATTAGTGTTTA